CAAGGCTGGTAATATTTTGAAGACTTACAAATTTGTTGGTGCTTTCCCTGTTGATTTATCACCTATTGATTTGGATTGGGGTTCTAACGATTCTATCGAAGAATTTTCAGCAACCCTAGCATATCAGTGGTGGGAATCTGACTCTACATCTTAATTTAAGGGGGACTTCGGCCCCTTTTAACAATGCGATCACATAAACATCATATTGTACCAAAACACATGGGGGGATCGGATGATCCTTCCAATTTAGTCGTTCTTTCTGTAGAAGAACATGCTGAGGCTCACCGATTGTTATGGGAAAAAGATGGTTTAAAAGAAGATTATTTGGCTTGGAAAGCATTATCCGGACAATTAAAAAATCAAGAAATTTGGTTGGAAAAAAGTCGTTTAGGCGGTAAGGCACTAAAAGGATATAAACATTCCGAAGAAGCAAAATTAAATTATAAAAATTCTTGGACAAAAGAACGCAGAGAAGAAAACGGTAAAATAATTTCATCACTGGCCAAAGGTGTTTCTAAATCAGATTCACATAAAAATGCGATGAAAGGTAAAAGGCCCCATGTAAATCAAACGGGGGAAAAAAATAATAATGCAAAAGCCGTAAAAACTCCATATGGTATTTTTGGTTCAGCAAAAGATGCATCTAGATACTTCGAAAATGCAAACATAAATATCAAATATAATACTATGATGTATAAGATCAATACAAATAAGGCCGGCTGGTCTTACTTACGTGAAGGAAAATAATTTTGGCTTTAAACTTATTCGGCTTTCAGATTTCTCGTCAAAAGACTGATGTTGAGCAACAGTCGGAGAAAACCTTTGCACCGCCTTCTAATGAGGACGGTGCTTTAACGATTTCTTCTGCCGCTTATTATGGCACATATGTTGACTTAGATGGTACTGCCAAAAATGAAGTTGAGTTAATTTCACGTTATCGTGAAATGGCAATGCAACCAGAAATCGAATCAGCTATCGATGATATTATCAACGAAGCAATCGTTCAAAACGATGATGGTAAATCAATTCGTATTATTATGGACGATTTGAAACAACCTGAAAAAATTAAAAAAGCAATTGAAGATGAATTCAGTATTGTTCTACGATTGTTAAATTATCAAAACATGGCTACAGATACTTTCCGTAGATTCTATGTTGACGGCAGATTATTTTATCATATTATTTTGGATGAAGAAAATCCAACACAAGGTATCAAAGCACTCCGTTATATTGATCCACGCAAAATTCGCAAAGTGCGTGAAATTAAAAAAGATAAAGACACGGGAACATCAGTTGACGTAGTACAAACGGTCAACGAATACTACATCTATAACGATAAAGTAACATCAGGTTCTTCTTCTAGTTACGGTCCAGTTGGTGTTCGCATTGCTAAAGATGCAATCATCAACGTTAATTCTGGTTTAATGGATTCTCGCCGTGCAGTTGTTCTTTCATACTTACACAAGGCAATTAAACCACTCAATCAACTTCGCATGATTGAAGATGCAACGGTTATCTACCGCATCTCACGTGCGCCTGAACGTAGAATTTTTTACATTGACGTAGGTAATTTACCTAAATTAAAAGCTGAACAATATCTCCGTGATATCATGGTCAAGTATAAAAACAAGTTAGTGTATGATGCACAGACTGGTGAAGTACGTGATGACCGCAAACATCTTTCTATGATGGAAGACTTCTGGCTACCTCGCCGTGAAGGTGGTAAAGGTACCGAAATCACAACATTACCAGGTGGCCAAAACCTTGGTGAATTGGAAGACGTAAAGTATTTCGAAAAGAAGCTATACAAATCATTGAACGTTCCAGTTTCACGTTTGGATCCAAACCAATCTGGATTCTCACTAGGTCGTGTTGGTGAAATATCACGTGACGAAGTTAAATTTTCAAAATTCGTAGATCGTCAACGCCAAAAGTTTTCCGAAATTTTTGACCAAGCACTCAGAGTTCAGTGTGTACTTAAAGGTATTTGTACAGCAGAAGAATTCGATGAGTTCAAAGAAAATATTTATTATGATTTTATAAAAGATAATAATTTTGCCGAACTTAAAGAAGCAGAATTAGTGCGTGAACGTCTATCACTCCTTGGTTCAGTTGATCCATATGTTGGTCGATACTATTCTATGGAATGGATTCAACGTAATGTTCTACGTCTATCTGACGATGATATTAAAGAAATGCAGAAACAAATTGATAAAGAAAAAGCAGCCGGTCTAATTATGGATCCAATGCAAATTGCACAGCAAGGCCAACAAGAATTGATGAATCCAGATGGCGCTGGCGGTGCAGGTGGTGGTGGAGGAGGCGGTGCACCAGTACCTGCTCCAAATCCATCACCACAAGATAACGCACAAACACCTAGGGGAGACCTTAGCTTAAATAATGAGTATACACCTACGATGCGTATGCTTCAAAGAGTGTTATAAATATTTGATGTTTAATGGAGAATAATATGAATGATAATCTTAGAGCAGTAGTTGACAATGCATTTACAGATAACGCAACACAGATGCGTGATGCATTGTACAATGAAATTAATGATAAAATCTTTGCCGCTATTGAGCAGAGAAAACAAGTTATTGCACAAAATTTAATTGCACAACATCAACCTGAAACCGAAACGGAAGAATGAAAAGTCTAAAAGATTTTCTTCAGAGAGAAATTAAAGAAGACGGATCTCCAGATGAAAATGGAGATGGTGTACTGTCGCCGACAGAATTGCACCATCATTTAGATATTCAGAAACGTGGTACGGTTGACCTTGGTGATTATGCGGCACATATTATGTTTCACGCACATCATCCAGAATATCTTGCTCCAATTATGGAGAAACTTAATGATGTTCAACGATTACATGCGGCTGGCCATGAAATAAATGCATACGATCCGGTTCTCTCTAAGTTAAAAAACAATTCTGCTTTAGTGGCAACTTCTACTCCAGTTATGGAAGGTAAAACTTCTTTATCACGTGAATTGGATCCACCTGCCGTTTTAATTATGCGTAGAAAATCTGTACGTCAATTTCCAAATGGTCAACGGGTTGCACTCTATTACGTGGATAAAATTAACAAGTATGTTACTGTTCCATATGAAGATATGCAATGGTCGGCTTCTGAAGAAACTGTTTTCGATAAGATTAAACAGGTAAATGAAAGTAAAAAATCCATTGTTGTAGAACATATAGACGGTTCTACATCAGAGGTAACTCCTCAAATGGCAAAACAGATGATAGAGTTACACAAAAAAATTAATGAGGCTAATAAAGCGAAGATGCTGGATATGTTGGAAGCCTCCGCTAAACATTTTCAAACTATCGCAAAGTTTTCTAAGGAATAAAAATGGCAAACGTATATGGAATTAATGTACTAAAAGATGACACGCAACACGTTGTTATTAAACTGACAGCTAGATTTGATGGCACAGGTCAAGAATCTAACACAGCACGTATTGTTGCTAATACACTTTCTGGTGCTTTAGCAACCAATGGTTTTCTTGTAGCTAACACACAAGGTGGTTCTGCAAACACAACACTTCCATATTACGGTTTAGCTGTAAACAGAATGTGGTACGACACTCCAGGCACTGCTAATGCCGATGTGGAATTGTTTTGGTCTGCAACAGCATCAAATACTATATTCTATTTGAATGCTAATGGTGAGTATGATGGTGCTGGCAACTGGATTACAATTCCAAATCCAACAGCAGGTGCAGCCGGTTCAAATGGTAACATTGGTATCACAACAAGAGGCATGGGTAACGGAGATAGTTATACAATTATTTTGGAACTACGTAAAGACAATGCACATTATCAGCGTGGTCAGTTCAATGATCCTGCGGCATTCAACTATGGCAATTACGGTTTGAGACCATAATGTCACTTGTTGATAGTTTTCTTTCTGGTAACCTAACAGAAGCCAGAAAGTTAATAGACGAAAGAATTAAAGAACTATTCGAACAAAAATTAGAAATAATTAAACAACGAATAGTTGTAGAAGAAGCCGAGAAACTAGGCTTGGATGAAGCAAACATCCTAAAAATGGGTAGAACAAAGTTAGTGCGTATGCGTATACGTGCTGGCAAAATACAGAGAAGGAAAAAATTCTCATCTGTACCTGGTTATACAATACGTGGAGGCAAAGTCGTAAGAATGTCTGCACAGGAGCGGCGCCATCGTAAGATGGGGGCACGTAGGGCAAAAATTAAACTTAGAAGTAAGAAAAATCAAATCTTACGGAAAAGAAAAATATCGTTAAGAAAACGAAAGGCAATGGGTATAAGATGAAACTTATTAAAGAAATTACCGAAACGGTCAGCTATCTCACGGAAGAAGCTGATGGTAAAAAAGTTCTTCATATTGAAGGACCATTCCTTGTTGCCGAAAAGAAAAACAAAAACGGTCGTATCTACGAATTCAATACACTACGTAAAGAAGTTCACAGATACACCGAAGATTATATCAATAAGCATCGTGCTTTTGGTGAACTAGGACATCCTGATTCACCAACAATCAATTTAGATCGTGTGTCTCACATGATTACTGGTCTCCGTGAAGATGGTAACCAGTGGGTTGGTAAAGCAAAGATACTTGATACGCCTATGGGTAACATTGCAAGAAGCCTTATCGAAGGTGGCGCACAATTAGGTGTGTCTTCCCGTGGTATGGGTTCTCTAAAAATGGTCAACGGTGTGAACGTTGTGCAACCCGATTTCTATCTTGCCACAGCGGCAGATATTGTAGCCGATCCTTCTGCACCTGGTGCATTTGTACAGGGAATTATGGAGGGCAAAGAATGGATGTTAGTAGATGGTAAGTGGACCGAAGTTCATCTTCAAGAAGCAATACAACAAGTTCGTAAGGCTTCACGTAAAGAAATCGAACAAGTAAGTTTACAAATTTTCGAATCCTTTCTTAAAAAATTGTAATATTATAAATATCCACATACAAAACCAAGGAGAGTTTTAAATGGTTAAAAAGTTCAATCTATCTGAAGCTGCCGCTGACATTCTAAACAAAAGCATTTCTTCAGCAAAAAAAGGGACAGAAGGTCCTTCTAAACTGCCTACATCTGTAGTTGCAGGTCAAAAAGACGTTGGTGAAATTGGTACAGAAGTTACCAAAACAACCGACTCTGGTCCAGATGCTACTAAAGGTGTTGCAACAGCTACACCTCCAGGTGCTACACCTCCAGTAGGTGCTGAACCAGCTAAGAAGTTGTCAGGTCAACCTGCTGAACAAGGTTCTGTTGAGGCACCTGAAGGCAAGCCTGGTAAACAAATGATGGACAAAAACAAAAATGGCGTTGGCATCCAATCTTATGGTGGTCAAAAGAATGAAGAAGTAGAAGAAGACGGCGAAGTCGTTTTTGAAGCAGAAGATAAAGAAGGCCACGAAGATGAAAAGAAAGACAAAGCCATGATGAAAAAAATGATGGCTAAAAAAGGTCTAAAAGAAGACATTGATGCATTGCTTCAAGGTGAAGACCTATCAGAAGAATTTGTTTCTAAAGCTACCACAATTTTCGAAGCTGCCGTTATGTCACGTGTAGAAGAAATTGCGGAAGAAGTAGAGTCACAACTTCACGAACAATTCGAACAAGCAGTCGAAGAACTCAAAGAAGACTTTGCCGCTAAAATCGATGACTACCTAAATTACATGGTAGAAGAATGGATGAAAGAAAATGAACTAGCAATCGAATCTGGTCTACGTGCCGAAATCGTAGAAGACTTCATTGGTGGTCTAAAGAATCTATTCGCTGAACACTACATTGACATTCCAGAAGAAAAAGTGGATGTTGTTCAAGAAATGGCTGACAAAGTTGAAGAACTAGAAGCCAAATTGAACGAAGAAATTTCTCGTTCTATTGAATTCAAAAAAGAAATCAATGAACATAAGAAAGTACAGGCTGTGCAAGCAGTTTGCGAAGGCCTAACGCAGACTCAGGTAGAAAAACTTAAGTCACTCGCAGAGAGTGTTGAGTTCACGACTGAGGAAGATTTCACAGAAAAACTTAGCACATTGAAAGAAGCATATGCTCCTTCTACTGTTAAGGCTGGTGAAAAATCTGCCCTAGAAGAAGGCGTAGAAGTACCAGAAGATAAGCCATCAAAGGCATCTGCTGATCCTTTAATCAACGCCGTTGTTAATTCAATCTCAAAATCTGTGGCCAAATAAATATACCACATTTAATTTAAAAATAGGAGTTACTTAAATGTTACTATCTGAAGAACTAAAACAAAAATGGCAACCTGTTCTGGAGCATCCAGAACTAGAAGCTATTAAGGATCCATACAAGAAGGCTGTTACAGCTATGGTTCTTGAGAATCAATCTCAAGCTATGGCATCTGACCGTGCTCAAATGGGTATGTTGAACGAAACTACTTCCGGCGGTCCTTCCAACGTTACTGGTGCTGGCGTTCAAAACTTTGACCCAATCTTAATCAGCTTGGTTCGCCGTGCATTACCAAATCTTATCGCTTATGACGTTGCTGGCGTTCAGCCAATGACAGGCCCAACAGGCTTGATCTTTGCAATGCGTGCCAAGTACGGTGAGAACATGGTTGCTTCTGGTCGTGAAGCATTCTTTAACGAAGCTAACACTCAGTTTTCTGGTATCGGTTCCGACACCAACCGTTTCGGTTTCGCCAATAACGTAGTTAGTGACACGCTTACCAATCCATTGCTTACGGCTGCCAATGCATTTACAACTGGTATTGGTATGTCTACATCTAAAGCCGAATTTTTGGGCTCTGAAAGTAACACAGCTTTCGGTCAAATGGCATTCAGCATTGAGAAGGTTACTGTTACCGCTCAATCACGTGCATTGAAAGCTGAATACTCACTAGAACTTGCTCAAGACTTGAAAGCAATCCACGGTCTTGACGCTGAAACAGAATTGTCAAACATTCTGTCTACAGAAATTCTAGCTGAAATTAACCGTGAAGTTATCCGTACAATCTACACTGTTGCTAAGAACGGTGCTCAGTTTGGTACAACAACTGCTGGTACATTCGACCTTGACACAGACTCTAACGGCCGTTGGTCTGTTGAGCGTTTCAAAGGCTTGATTTTCCAAGTTGAACGTGATGCTAACGTTATCGCTAAAGAAACTCGTCGTGGTAAGGGCAACGTGATGATCGTATCATCTGACGTTGCATCCGCTATGGCTATGGCTGGTGTTCTACAGTACACTCCTGCATTGTCTACAGACTTGCAAGTTGATGACACTGGTAACACATTCGCTGGTTTGCTCCACGGTCGTATCAAAGTGTACATCGATCCATACTTCGGTGGCTACACTTCTAACCAAGAATTGGTAACAATCGGTTATAAGGGTTCTTCTCCTTATGACGCTGGTCTATTCTACTGCCCATACGTTCCTCTACAAATGGTTCGTGCAGTTGACCAGTACACATTCCAACCAAAGATTGGTTTCAAGACTCGTTACGGCATGGTTGCAAACCCATTTGCTGGCGGCGAAAACGTTGATCTAGGTCAGTTGTATGGTAAGCGTAATACGTACTACCGTATTTTCCGTGTTGCAAACTTAATGTAATTACGGTTACGGAAAAAAGCCAACGTAGATTGGCAATTTCAAAGAGGAGCAGAAATGCTCCTCTTTTTTTTGGTTCCTAAATACTAAGATCATTAAGGAGATAATATGAGTGGAGCTATCACAAATACACCAAGTACAACAAATTTATTGCAACCCACAAAATATGTGGTCACTTTTCCGGAAATATCTCAGACCATGTATTTTTGCCAAAAGGCCAACATACCTGGTGTCACCTTGGGTACGGCCGTACAACAAACACCAAACATAGATTTGTTTCACTCTGGTACAAAGCTAGAATACAATACGTTTGATATCACGTTTATGGTAAATGAAGACCTCTCTGCATGGACAAACATCTACAAATGGATGAGTGATTTATCTTCTGTTGATAGCAATTATGAAAAAAGAAAACAAAATACGAAGCAAGCTATATTTACCGTAATGTCGAATCTAAACAATCCAAAATTTAGAATCAAATTGAATAATATTTTCCCACTTTCCCTCAGTGACTTAGAATTTGATACCACTTTGTCGGCAGAAGACCACATGCTTGCAACAGCAACTTTTAAGTATGATTGGTTTGACTTGGAAAAAATATCGTGATATAATGTAATTTTGCAATGGAGATTATGATGAGCAAACTTGAAGAAATTTTGAAAGAGTGGGAAAAAGATTCTGTGATTGATTCCACGGAACCAGGAAAAGAACTGCTAAAAATACCCACACTACATAATAAGTATCTAAAGATTCTTGTGAACCACAGACTTGCTATGAAGCGTGTGAACTTTGATTATTCACGTATGCGTAAAGTCAAAGAAGAATACTATAACGGTTCTCTTTCACAGGAAGAACTAGAAGAATATGGTTGGGAACCTTTTCTGTTGAATGTAAAGACGAAACAGGGAATTGAGAAGTACATTGAATCTGACGCAGAACTTATTCGTTTGTTAGAAAAGAAAATGTATCACGATGAAGCAATTGCCGTGTGTGAATCTATCCTACAAGAACTTAGAAGCAGAACTTTCCAGCTAAAAGATTATATTGCATGGGAAAGATTCATCGGTGGAAACTAAACTAATCGTAACGAAAAGAAATGAGGCGTATGTTAAGGTAAATTGTGAACGTTCGACAGCACAAGAATTGTCGGAGTTTTTTACCTTCTACGTACCTGGTCATCAATTTACTCCAGCGTTTCGTAATAAAATTTGGGATGGAAAAATAAGGCTCTTTGACCTTAGAACGTTTCAGGTTTATCACGGTCTTCTTCCTTACATAGAAAACTTCTGTGAAGAACGTGAGTATACATTGGAGTATGGCGATCCAAGACCCGATTTGACCGAAGATTATTCTGTGTATCATGCAGATAAGTTTATCACAGACTTAAAGTTGCAGTCAAGAAATAATGATATAGAAGTTAGAGATTACCAAAAAAATGCATACGTACATGCTATGCGAAACAAACGGTGTCTTCTACTCTCACCAACATCATCGGGTAAATCTCTAATCATTTATCTTGCAGTGCGTCAACTACTAACATACAAGTGTAAGAGGGGCCTCATTATTGTTCCAACAACATCTCTTGTTGAACAGTTGTATTCAGACTTTGCTGATTACTCAACTAAGAACGGTTGGAATGTACAAGAGAATGTACATAGAATTTACCAAGGTAAAGATAAGAACACAGAATTGCCACTTACCATCTCCACATGGCAATCACTGTACACACAGCCTGAAGAATACTTTCACCAGTTTGATTTCATCATTGGTGACGAAGCACACCTATTCAAAGCACAATCTCTTGTTTCAATTATGTCAAACTGTATCAATGCAAAATACCGCATTGGTCTCACTGGTACACTTGACGGTACAAAGACGCACAAATTGGTACTTGAAGGTCTTTTTGGACCGGTTGAAAAAGTAACGACAACCAAAGAACTAATGAACAACAAACAGATTGCGGATTTTTCAATCAAATGTTTGGTACTTAAACATGATGATGAGGTGTGTCAATTAATGAAAGGTAAAACGTATCAAGAAGAAATAGAATACTTGATCCTGAATGAAACTCGTAACAAATTTATTAAAAATCTTGCGGTATCTTTGAATGGAAACTCTCTAATTCTTTACCAATATGTTGACAAACATGGCAAAATATTGTATGATATGATAGTTAATACCGAGAAGATTGGTAATAGGAAGGTCTTCTTTGTTTACGGAAAAACAGACACAGAAACTAGAGAAGAAGTTAGACGGATCACCGAGGAAGAAAATGATGCTATTATTGTGGCTAGTTATGGTACCTTTAGCGCTGGAATTAATATTAGGAATCTCCATAATATTATATTCGCATCTCCATCCAAATCAAGAGTTCGAAATCTCCAATCTATTGGACGTGGTTTACGAATCGGTGACAATAAGACTGAAGCGGTTCTTTACGATATAGCAGATGACCTTCGTTACAAGAATTATATGAATTTTACACTCAAACATTTCGTAGAACGAACTAAGATATATAATGAGGAGAAATTCACCTATAAACTCTATAAGATAGGATTAAAAAATGGAAGCAATAAAAATATTACGTCTTAAATCAGGTGAAGATATTATAGCATATTTGGAACAAGTGGATAAATTAAATTTCATTGTTAGAGAACCTATGGTAGTTCTTCTCAAGAGTGATGCAAGATCAGGTAAACAAATCATCATGATGGACCATTGGTTGCCTGCACCACTCATACAAAATAATGAGGCATTCATTACAGAGAGTGAGATTGTTACTATTTTGGAACCCACATCTGAATTCTCCGAATACTTTGAGGGTGCCGTGGATGCTATCAAAAAAGCTAAATCTACGGGGGAAGAAATGTCCAATCCGGACGATGAAGTAATGAATCAAGATTTGATGACTACGATGCTAGAACTGGTTGGTCCAGATATATCGGTAGTACATTAATTAACATGCAGAGGCTACATACTGGAGTGTAGACCTTTGTCAAGTGGAAGTCAAGCAATTTAAAGGTAAATATATCATGGAACAAGAAACAATACCAATGCCGGTTGCAAAACCAAAAAAGCATTACATCAACAATGCAGATTTTTGCCAAGCACTTTTGGAATACCAAGCGGCTGTAGCTGAGGCAAAAAAAACTGGCGCACCAAAACCAAAAATTCCCAATTACATTGGTGAATGCTTTATGAAGATTGCTGAAGGTCTATCGCACAAACCAAACTTCATTAACTATACATATCGAGATGAAATGGTGGGTGATGGCATTGAAAACTGCCTGATGTACTTTGAGAACTTTGACGTTTCGAAATCAAATAATCCTTTTGCATACTTCACACAAATCATCTACTACGCTTTTCTCCGCAGAATTCAAAAAGAGAAGAAACAACTGTATGTAAAGTACAAAGCAACTGAGCAGTTTGGTATCTTCAATGAATCTGAACTGATGGGTTACGATGATACTCCAGCTAAACCTTTTGAACTATACGATAACATTTCCGACTTCATTGAAACATTTGAGGAAACAAAGAAGAAGAAAAAGGAAATAAAAAAGAACAAAGGTATAGAGAAGTTTTTGGAGGAATAATATGAAAATCGGATTCACTTGTTCAAGTTTTGATTTGTTTCATGCTGGTCACGTTCTTATGCTCGAAGAAGCAAAACAACACTGTGATTATCTGATTGTTGGTCTTCAAACCGATCCAACAATAGACAGACCGGAAAAAAATAAACCGGTACAAACAGTTTACGAACGATATGTGCAACTCAAAGGTTGCAAGTACATTGATGAAATTATACCATATTCCACTGAAGAAGACCTGTTGAACCTATTGACAACAGTGAATTATGATGTTAGGATACTTGGTGAGGAGTATAGGCTTAAGACCTTTACTGGTAAACATTTGGACAAAGAGTATTATTACAACACTCGTCCACATACGTATAGTAGTACCGAATTGAGGAAACGAATTGAGAGTCGCAATAATAACTGACCAACACTTTGGTGCAAGAAATGATTCACTACACTTTTTGGATTTTTATGAAAAATTTTATGATGAAACATTTTTTCCTGTTGTCGATGCTGCCGGAATTTCTACTTTGCTTATTCTTGGTGACACGTTTGACAGGCGTAAGTATGTAAACTTCTATTCGCTTCAACGTGCAAAGAAGATGTTCTTTGACAAGTTGGCCGACCGTGGTATCAAAGTTCATATGTTGGTGGGTAACCACGACACATACTACAAGAATACAAACGATGTTAACTCACCGAAGTTAGTTTTGGAAGAATACGATAACATTAATATCATTAAGAATCCAGCTACAATACGAATTGATGACACCTCAATTTGCATGATGCCGTGGATTTGTCCAGAAAATTATGAACATTCCATGTCTATGTTGAAACTTACAGAAGCAACAATCTGTATGGGTCACTTTGAGATTGAGGGCTTTCAGATGTATCGTGGTGCACCGTCACATGAGGGTTTGGAACCTAAATTGTTTGATAAGTTTGACATGGTCTTTTCTGGTCATTATCATCACAAGTCTAGTCGAGGTAACATACATTATCTTGGCAATCCATACGAATTAACATGGCAAGACCATGATGATCCACGTGGTTTCCACATATTGGATTTGGAAACGCAAGACTTGGAGTTTATCCAAAACCCAAACAAGATGTTTAAAAAACTTATCTATGATGATAAAGTGGATGACATTAAAACCATCACCTCTATGGATTTAACACAATTAAAGACTAGCTACGTCAAAGTTGTGGTTGTGAATAAAACCAATCCATACCTATTCGACACACTAATCAATAGACTTTACCAGGTTGGTCCTATTGACATTACGATTGCAGAAGATTTCACTGAACAAGAAGATATTCAAGACGATGATGTGGATCAAGCAGAAGATACCACAACAATTTTAAATAAGTACGTTGATAACTTGACAACAGATTTGGAAAAAGATAAGATTAAAAATCTTTTAAGAGGGTTGTATGTTGAAGCATTGAATGAGGAATCAGAATGAGCGCACCAACAATAATGGTTAATAATGAGTTGGCGGAAAAAATGTTTTTTATTCCACAATTTATTGTTGATAATGAATTTTTTACACACAGTGAATGTGATTTTATTTCACAATATTTTGAGAACAATCACACCACACATCGAGGTGGTGAATATGCTGATACATCACATATACCAGAACAGCGTAAAGCAAATGTTGTACTGATGAGCCAACCAGATGAACAAACCATCTGGATGTGGGAAAAGTTTAATAATATCATTGCACATTACAACGACAAAAGTTTCAACTTCGATTTATATGGATTTAACTATCTGCAATTTGCAAAGTATAATGTTGGTGATAAGCACGAATTTCATATGGATTTACCACTAGGTGGTAAAATTGTGGAACACAATCTATTGGAGCACCTCCGTAAGTTAACAGTTGTTTTACTTTTAAATGAGCCGGGTGTTGACTTTGTAGGCGGCAATTTTCAAATCAATCACTTCTCTGAACAATTTCCTTGGGAAACAAACCTTAAAAAGGGTTCAGTCTTGATGTTTCCTTCGTTCTTGCTACATAAAGTAGCACCAATCATTTCAGGTAATAGACAATCTATAACAGTGTGGGCTGTAGGTCCAAAATTTAAATAATGATTATTTTTCAAAAAGTTCGTTGGAAGAATTTTCTTTCCACAGGTAACTCATTTACAGAAATCGACCTAACAAGGTCAACAAATACCTTAATTGTTGGTCACAACGGTGCAGGCAAGTCCACCATTTTGGATGCCCTCACGTTTGGTCTTTTTGGTAAACCTTTCCGTAAGATTAACAAACCTCAGTTGATGAACACAATTAACAACTCTGATTGTGTGGTTGAGATTGAGTTTAAGATTGGTAAAAAACAATATAGAGTTGTTCGGAGTATTAAACCCAATGCGTTTGAAATTTATTGTGACGCTGTACTGGTTAATCAAGATGCAAAGGCAAAAGACTACCAAGAACACCTCGAAAAGTTCATTCTTAAACTTAATTATAAATCGTTTACGCAAGTAGTGATACTTGGTTCCGCATCTTTTGTTCCATTCATGCAGTTATCACCTGCTGATCGTAGAGCAATTATTGAGGACTTGCTTGACATTCAAATTTTCTCCTCTATGAATGCCATCGTAAAGAGTAAGATTTCGACAATTAAAGACGAACAGAAAACGGTTGATTATAATATCAAACTTGTTGATGCTAAAATTTCTTTACAAAAACAAAACATTGAAGATAATAAGAAAAATCATCTAGAAGATATTAGCCGAAAAACTCAAGAGATTGCCGATAATAATACACACTTAAATAAAGTTACTAAAGATGTTGGGCTCATTCAAAAACACATTGAACAGCTTACGGGTAAAATAGCAGATAAAACTTCTATAACATCAAGGACAACAAAACTTGTAACTCTACAATCAAAGTTTGAAGATAACGTTAGGAAATTAAATAAAGAAGTTTCATTCTATCAGAACAATGATAATTGCCCTACATGTCAACAGGCTATTGTACCGGAAACAAAAGACAAACATGTAACAGAGAAACAAACAAAAATTTATGAGATACAAACAGCAACAACTAAACTCGAAGAAGAACTTCAGAACGTGTATAATCGTTTAGAAGAAATAGAAAAGATTCAGAAACACATCAATGCACACAACTCTGAGATTGTTAAGTTGAACACCCAAGTAACCAGTATCAACACATACAACACCAGATTATTGAAAGAAATAGATGTACTCAGAACTCGTACAGTATCGACTGACGGTGATGACGGTAAATTAAAAACACTGAACTCCGAATTACAGGGATATAAAGACGTTGCTGAACAGCTATCGGTTGACAAACAGTACCATGAGTTTGCCGCAACACTTCTTAGAGATACTGGCATTAAAACTAAAATTATTAAACAGTATTTGCCAGTTATGAACAAGTTAATTAACAAGTACCTAACATCAATGGACTTCTTTGTTAATTTTAATCTAAACGAATCGTTTGAAGAAACAATCAAGTCTAGGCATCGTGATGAATTTTCTTATGCATCATTCTCTGAAGGAGAAAAGATGCGTATTGACCTTGCTCTCCTGTTCACATGGAGACAGATTGCAAAGATGAAGAACTCGGTGAATACGAATCTATTGGTTCTGGATGAAGTGTTCGATTCTTCTCTTGATGGTGTTGGTACAGAAGAATTCCTTAAACTTCTGAACAGCCTAGATAATAATACAAATGTATTTGTAATCTCACATAAAGGTGACCAACTTTTTGATAAGTTCAGATCCGTAATTAAATTTCAAAAGACAAATAACTTCTCGCAGGTCGTAAAATGAATGAAATAAAAAATGACGTTTTAGTAATTGATACCGATTCTTGGAAAAAAGATTTTTCTGCAATCAGAAAAAAGATTGAAATTTTTACACTTGTACCTGAAACTCATCCCGAATTAAAATTCAAACTACCAGAGTTTGACTTTGCTAATCCACCAGTTAATCCGGCCGAATTTGCAAGTTCACTTGTTGAAACTTGTAAGAAGTACAATGGCTTGGGTCTTTCCGCAAATCAATGTGGGTACAACTATCGTGTGTTTGTGATGGGTTCGGGTGATGAATATGTTGCTTTCTACAATCCAAAAATTATTTCTGTTTCAGAGGAAACAACCAGAATGGAAGAAGGATGCCTTTCTTATATGGATTTATTCCTAAACATTGAACGTCCATCCACGATTGAAGTGGAATACCAAGATTTCACCGGTGCTACCAAAAAAGCAAAGTTTGCCGGAATAACTGCACGTTGCTTTCAACATGAACTTGACCACATGAACGGAATAGTGTACACTATGCATGTGAAGCCCTTGGCTATGCAAATGGCAATGAAGAAGCGTTCTAAACTTGCCGAACAAAGACGCAAGATGCAAAAAATGATGATTAACAAGGTGAAAGAAAAATTTAATGTCAAACGATTCTGATATTGAGAACGAAAAGTGGCCCACACATGTGCAGAAACAGTGGGAAGAATGGTCTGAAAAGAATCCAAAAAGTTCATTTGAACATGTTGATACTGAAGAACTGAAAAAAGTTCTCACAGAAGATTTGACCTATGCGTCCAACATGGATGTTAAAGAATATACTTTGTTCCAGAAGTGGTGTGAAGTCCAAGAAAAGTTTCCAACAAAAACCAATAACACTTTTTGGGGTGATGAGAAGGTTCTTGTTGACGAAGAACAGGGTAAGTACATCGACATTGCTAAAAACAATATCTGGATACCAGAATCACCTGATGACTTTATGAATCTGCGTCCTGTTATGGAATTCACTGATGACTCTGGACATAAAATCACGACAGGAATTGACGGTACGACCATAAAAAGCGACAAAAAGCGCACCAAAGACCTTCCTATATTATGGAACACGACACGTACCTTTATCTCTACGATGAAGAACAACTCAAACATTGGTCGCAATCTCAACTTCATTGTCAAAGATGATGTGACTGGTAAGTATCTCGGTGTCATTTGTATTTCTTCCGACTTCCTAGATTTGACACCACGTGATACCGCTATTGGTTGGGAACGTGAAAAGAAAACTCAAGGTGGTATGATTAACCACACTGCGATTGGTTCATCTATTGTTCCACTTCAGCCTCTCGGTTTCAATTACATGGGTGGTAAACTACTTGCATTGCTTTGCCTCTCTGACACCGTTCAACGTTTGTGGAAAGAAAAGTACGGTGATGTTCTTGCCGGTGTTACAACCACTTCTCTATATGGAAATACTAAGTCTGGTGGTCTTTCTCAGTATGATGGTCTTGAACACTGGAACAAGATGGGTTTCTCGTCTGGTTCAGTTGCCTTTGAACCTCGTAAATCAACACTCAATATGTTATGGGCTTGGCTAAAAGAGAATCACACAGAAAAGTATTTTGAATGGTGGGAAGCCAAGAATGATAAAGGTCTTCCTTTCAAACGTGACCACAAGAATCGTTCACTACACTTCTTGTATCCGAAACTTGGTATTCCAAAAGAGTTGACACGTACAGCACACCAACGTGGCATTTACTTCTCACCACTCTACAATAATACCAATGAGTTCCTCCGTGGAGAAATCACGGAAGACCAATTGGTCAAATCTTTCGATACTTCCGAAGAAGCCCTTTCGGAACTCTGGAAGACCAAATATGCCAAAGGTCGTATTCGTCAACTACAAAAGAAAAACAATGTTTCATACGAAACTCTTTTCTATGACGACCTTGTTTATATGACTTGGGAAGAAACCAAATCCAAATATTTGCCGCAAGTAGGACGGTAAATTCTCAAGTGTACCGCTAAAACACTTGACTTTTATCCTACATAATTGTATACTGTGATTTGCTCGTATGAGCAGTGTTCTTAACTTTAAAATGGAGTTTATTATGAAAAAAGTATCCGCTAAGGAAAAAATGTTGCAAACCTTGACCAAGAAGGAAGGTTACAACACATTCAGCGTAGCACAGGCTCGCTCACGTTTTGGTATCAGCAATGTTGCCGCACGTATTGCTGAATTGCGTAACGAAGGTTATGCTATCTACACCAACATTAAGTCACGTGCTGATGGTTCTAAGGTCGCTGTCTATCGTCTTGGAACTCCTTCCAAGTCTTTCAAAGCACAATGTCGTGCTATGGGCGTTCGTCCACAAACCGCTTAATTTTGGTTTGATATTGGAGAGTACCATTTCTTAATGGTCTCTCCTTTTTTTTATTTTTGGAGCACAAATGGAAATTCAAATTAAAACAGACGAACTTAGAAAACATAAGTTGTTTGTAGCCACACCGATGTATGGTGGGCAAAACCATGGACTCTATATGAAGGCGTGTCTTGATCTACAAGGCATGTGTATTCAATATGGTATCGAAGTCAAGTTCTCATTCTTGTTCAATGAGTCTTTGATTACACGTGCAAGGAACTATTTGGTGGATGAATTCCTAAATCGTTCTGATTGTACACATATGTTGTTTATCGATTCTGATATCAACTTCAATCCACAAGATGTGATTGCATTGTTGGCACTAGATAAAGATGTTATTGGTGGTCCTTATCCTAAGAAGGCTATCAAATGGGCTAACGTCAAGAAGGCAGTTCAAATGCATCCTGACATTGAACCACATGTTCTTGAAAAAGTTACTGGTGATTATGTTTTCAATCCAGTTAAAGGTACCGCACAATTCTCTGTGTCTGAACCACTTGAAGTCATGGAAATCGGTACCGGTTTTATGATGATTAAGCGTGAAGTGTTCCCTAAGTTTGCAGAACAATATCCACATCTCAAGTACAAGCCAGACCACGTTGGTCAAGCACACTTTGATGGTTCACGCTACATTCATGCATACTTTGATACTGTGATTGATCCAAAGTCTGAGCGTTATCTCTCCGAAGATTACATGTTCTGCCAATGGTGGCGTAATATGGGTGGCCAAATCTGGCTATGCCCATGGATGCGTACACAACACATTGGTACTTACCACTTCCAAGGTGACATGCCTGCCGTTGCGAACTTTGTCGGAGAAATGTAATGATCGTAGGTTTACTTGGATTTATTGGTTCAGGTAAAGGTACGGCAGGTGACATCCTTAAAGATATGGGTTTCACACCTGTATCCTTTGCAAAAGGAGTTAAGGATGTTACAGCAGAAATGTTTGGTTGGCCTCGTCATTTATTGGAGGGTGATACACAACACTCCCGTGAATGGCGAGAAAAGCCGGATGATTTCTGGTCATACGAATTTGGAAAAGAATTCACACCCCGTTATGCTTTACAATTAATGGGTACAGAAGTTGGTCGTGATGTATTTCATAAAGACTTTTGGGTGATTAAGTTGAAAAACTATATTGATAACGCACCTGAACAAAATTTTGTTATCACTGATGTTAGGTTTCAGAATGAAATTTCTTTTATCAACAAACACGGTGGCACATTAATTGAAATTAAACGTGGCATCACACCGCACTGGTATGAAATTGCGGCAAAAGCAAATCGTGATGACCACAAAGCTGAAGAATTTATGATTGAACAATCTGGTGTGCATGAATCGGAATGGAGATGGGTTGGTGGTGACATTGACCACACTATCGACAACGATGGAAGTCTGGAAGACTTAAAGAAAAAATTGAAGAATTGCTTGATTAGTTCCTTCGGAACTGATATAATTCGTGAACCTACTTAAGGAGTATTGTTATGAAACTTTCCACAAATACAATGAGTATTTTTAAAAACTTTGCCACGATTAATGAGGGTATCTATGTTAAGCCTGGTAATGTTATTGAAACTATCTCTAAACAAAAAAACATTCTTGCAAGAGCAGAATTGACCGACACGTTTGAAGCTGAATTTGGTATTCACGACCTCAACAATTTCTTGGGTACACTCACACTAGCACGTGATGCACAACCTGAAATTGAGATTGAAGAAAAGAACATTGTCATCAAAGGCCTTGGTGGTCGTTCTAGCACCAAGTACCGTAAAGCGGCTAAAGAAACTATTCTTGTTCCACCTGATAAGACTATCTCTATGGAAAATGCAGAGATTAAATTCTCACTTGATGCACAAGACCTTGAGTGGATTTCTAAAGTTGCATCAGCACTTGGTTCTCCTAACATTGCTTTTGTTTCTAATGGTGAAACCTGCACAATCGAAACTTTTGATGCAAAAGATGATGCATCACACGTTAACTCAACATCATTAAATGTAACAGGTAACGGTACGAAGTATCGTATGGTTTTTGCAACTGAAAACTTACGTTTTGTTCCTGGTGCATATGAAGTTACTATTGCTTCTAAAGGTATTGGTCATTTCAAGAACACAACTGTTCCTGTTGAATATTGGGTGACAACTGAAACTGGTTCTAAGTACGGAGAATAATTATGACTGCTGTGACTACACTCTACGGTTCTTTCGATGAGAACCAACTCAAATCTATTCGTGATGCTCTTTCTGAAATTTCAAATGAAATGACAGTTATCGATTCACACAAAGAAGCTATCAAAGATGTTATCGATGCACTTTATGATAACTTCAAGATTCCTAAAAAAGTTCTACGCCGCATGGCAAAGACACACCACAAACAATCTTTCCAAGAAGAAGTGACAGAGGACAACGAATTCGAAGCACTCTACATCGGAATGACTGAAACGAAATGAGTGAAGCAAACTCATCTCCTTACATAGCGGATGCGGCTACTCAGCCATATAATTTTTATGTGCCACCAAAATATTCTGGTTGTTATCGAATTGGTGGAAATTATGGGTTGAGTATTTCTATTGTGAAAAAACCAAACTGGTTTCATCGTAAAATGATGGCACTATGTTTGGGTTGGGAGTGGCAAGACGGCTCGCCCCTTTAATTATTATATTATTATGGAGAATTTGAATGAGCGAACAAATGTTGTGGGTGGAAAAGTATCGTCCTCATAAAATTGAGGACTGTATTCTTCCAGAGTCTATTAAAACAACCTTTCAAGAATATGTCAACAGAAAAGAAATCCCAAATTTGCTACTTGCTGGATCCGCAGGGGTTGGCAAAACTACAATCGCAAAAGCCCTATGTGAAGAAGTTGGCTGTGACTACATCGTCATCAACGGGTCGGACGAAAGCGGCATTGACACATTCCGTAACAAAATCAAAAACTATGCATCATCAATGAGTCTTTCTGGTGGCCGAAAGGTCATCATCATTGATGAAGCTGATTATCTAAATCCAAACTCCACACAACCTGCACTCCGTGGTGCAATGGAAGAATTTGCGGTCAACTGTTCTTTCATCTTTACTTGTAACTTCAAGAATCGTATCATTGATCCACTACACTCCCGTTGTTCTGTGGTTGAATTTAAGATTCAGAATGGACAAAAAGCAAAGATGGCCACACAGTTCTTCAAGCGTGTGGAATGGATTCTCGAACAAGAAAACATTGGTTATGATGAGCAAGTTGTTGCGGCAGTAATCACCACACACTTTACAGATAACCGCCGTGTTCTGAATGAACTGCAACG